ATTACTTTATAAAACTTATGTTTATCATTGTAAGGTCTATATATTTTATATAGTTCATCATTCTTGTTAAAATAACCATACATATTGGGCCCACTAATTTTTAGTTTATCAATTTTATCTTCTTCTAAAATTAAATTGTAATACTCTAGTGGTTTAACGTTGTATTTATTTAGTATACTTGATCCAATATTAAATGATATCCAATAGTTAGCATCACTTTTATTCCAGGATCTAACTTTTACATAATCTACTTTCCATTTGTTTTGTTTTTTCAATACTATATTTTCAAAACTTTCAGATTGTAGAAAATTATTATAATCATTAATTATTTTCTCAATAGAATTTGCAAAATTCAAATTAAATAAATACATAATTAAATGTATCTTATTCCCAAACTTACCTGTAGAAAAATCTTTGTAGACATATTGTTGAGTTTTAGTCCCATCAATATTATATGCATTGTCTACATATAAACACATGCTAGGTGTTTTTTCTGAAGGATTAAAGATAGATTTTATCTTTATGTCTTGTCCAGTTAATTTTTCTGATAAATTTAGATAATACTGAAACACCCAATAGCTAGGTACATCATATATGTTAGCTACTAAATTTCTTGTATTAATCATTTTATTATGTGATTAATATAGGGGACCAATATAGCCCCCTATATATTGTTAAACTATGACAAATCAAAAGTATCATTTGCACTGAAACTGTTAGGTTCAAATGAATCAACAGTTGGTGTAGATTTAGTTTTTAATTCTTTTAAATGCTCTTCTTTATTGTATGTTAACAATCTAGAATTTTCTGCATCTAATTTTTCTAATGGTATACCATCTTTAGATAGTCTTGGTAAGAAAAGGTCATGATTAATATAACCTTCTTGGTTTTGCCATTCTCTTCCACCAACACAAGCATTTATATAAGTGCTACCACTAAATAGTTTATCACATGCTTCAACAAACTCTTCAATAGTTGCAGCTTCAACCATATCTAGTTCATCTCTTTTTTCTAATACTTCACTTAAGAAAATCATTCCTTTTAAGATTTCAGTATCTTTTTGAATATCTCTACCTGATGGTAACGTAGTATCCTTATAAGGGTAAGGGGTAAATCTTATTCTACCAACTTGACCTTCATAACGCTCTCCATTTGGATTACTTGCATCTTTTAAGAATCCTGTGAAGTCTCCACCAATTGGTTTACTTTCAACATGTAGAACAACATTATAAGCATCTGAATCATATGGTGTTTGATCTAAAGTAATCTTATTGATTTTAATTACTTGGTTACCTACAGAAATAATTGGTTTTACTTTGCCTGAACCAGCAGACATGTCTTTTGTACTTAACATAAATTTTTGTTTAATTAATTATTTAATATTATTCATTGTATTCTAATATGCGTTCTTTCACATATTGAAGATCATTTGGGATTGTTACAGATTCAAACATTCCCATTGGTGATTTACAGGTATTCTCTCCATTTGTTTGTGTTTCAAAAACATATTCAAGATTACCATCTTCGTGTTTAATAACTTTACCAAACAACACTATTGAAAATAAGCCTTCCAAAGTTAAAGTATTATCTATCATTTTACCAACAGTTTTTGCTTTAACTTTTCTATGACCATTAATATCAGTTGATTCTTCTGAATGGGTTAAGAAAAATATGAATAAATCATCTCTTAAATCTTTTGGCATTTTTGCAACCTGAGCTAGGTTAGAAGCTATTTGAGTGAATTTATCATAACCTTTTTCATTTGCCCTATCAAAATATTCAAAGCTAGACATATATTGCCAGTCATCTACAACAACATTTTTGATGTGAGGCATATTATCATTAACATGTTTTAAAGCTTTCATAATGCCAACAGAAGTTGACGTTGATGTCAAATTTCCACTAGGATTATCTTTACTTATTTGTTTATAGTTGCTCTTCCAACCTTTAAAAGGTAAAGGTTTATTAGCAATATTAATTATAAATGTTTCATCAGGAATTAGATTCCTAATTGATGTTGATTTACCTGAACCAGATTCAGCAATTATTAATGTACTTGTTGCCATTTTAATTTAATTTATTTAGATTGTTATTAATACTTAGTAATGCTTTTTCTATTCCAATTAGTACATCCACAATAGATCTTTCATCCGGGTTATTAATTTTACCAAAGTCTTTATCTAAAGTTAACTGAGTGCTTTTAGTTTTAGATACAGTATCTTTTACATCAATTAATTCCTTTACAGGTATAAGATGTCTTTCAAATCCAGTGCTTGATACAATAAGCTCATATTCTGATTCCCAATATGGATTGTGTTTTAATAAATACAATGTACGTTTAGGATCTTCTGAGTTATAATCTATATCTACAAATTCTGTATATATATCTTTTCCTTTCTTTAATTCACTTGGGAAAAAACTTACATATAATTCATCTTTTCCTGGAGGTCTATATGCCATCTTAGGTATATATAATGAATTTAAATTTCCAATAGTTTGAAAATAATCTTCATGTTCTTCTCTTAGTTTTTCTACTTTCTTTTTTCTTTCAGCAGGTGTCATATTTTAAATTTAATCTAGTATTACAGTTTTATCTCTTATTTCTTTTACTTTTAAAAATATTTGATGCAGTTCTAATACATCTTTTCTTAAATCTCTACCTAACGTTGCGTCATTAGGTCTACTATTTACATAATTATATAGATGTGTGATCATCATTTCATCTAGTGTTTCTTGTGAAACTTGGTGTTTATATTCACCAACTAAGTTTACTAAATCTCTCATAATTATCTTTGTTGTGTTAAAGGAGTAGGCATTTCCCTTATCTCCATCTTTTCAAATTGTGCTTTAAAAAAACTCATTCTTGTATCACCATTTCTAGCCTTTAAGAAATGCAATACTAAAGTTTTATCATCATCAATTATATACCTATCTGGACCATAATATTTAATCTTTTGCTTTGCGGGTCTGTTTATACCAATTAATGTATCAGCGTGTTGAAGCATTGCATCTGAACCAAATATATCTGATTCCAAAATATAGTTACCATACTTACCATCAACAGCTCTATCCGGATTATCAATATTCCTATTAAGCTGAGATAAAGCAATAAATAAACAAGGATAATCCCGTTTACATTGTGTAAAGAATTCACCTAATTCAAATAACATATCTAATGAACTGTTTTGATATGGGGCTCTTTTAACTAATATTGTATGATCTAAAGTTATAATTGTTTTCTGACCTTTGAAATGTGTCATATACTGATCAATTTGATCACGCATTTTATTTACAGTCATAGGTGTACTAATTATGTCAACTGGATACTTTATTCTTTTCTTAGCATACTGATGACAAGCATTTAAAGTATCTGCATTTAATTTACTACCTGCACTACATAGTTCTTTATATGTCTTACCTGTAATAGAACTAAACTCTCTAATAGCAGATGTTCTTCCAACCATTTCAAATTGAAACTCAAGAACTCTAAACTTTTCTTCCGGGTTTAGAATAAATGATTCTCTAATAATTTGATCTTTTATTAATGTTTTACCTGAACCAGGTCTTCCACCAATAACTGTTAAAGTATTCCATTCTAATCCATCTGTGGTAGCATCATTAAACTTTGGCCACGGTGTATAAATAGATTTCTCTTCACCAGTTTGCCTTTTTAACATATAATTTAATGCTTCACTAAATGACTTATGCTGACCTTCCCATTCAGGTTTTACATTACTCATAATTATTTGGTTTTAATTAGACTACTTTCTCTTTAAAGTATTCTTGTTCTGTAGAAACTCCATCACGTATCATATCACAATAATCTGAAAGCTTTGAAGTTTTTACTTTATGCTTATCTTGTTTAGATATAAAATACTGACTGTTATTCATATATAAATAATTATTTGCTCTATACTCATTTACATACATTCTAGTTGCATTTAATACCTCTTCCCAAGTATAATCATATTCTCCAAAGAACCATCTAAAATTTTCTGTAAGTATTTTTACATTATTTCTAGCGGGTACTCCTGATGGAAGTTTACCTTTAGGAAACAATTCACGGTATGTTTTAATATTTTTTAAACCTTCTTCACCCAATAATTCTTTTTCTGTCTTTTTCTTTTGTACAGTAAAGTAACTATCCAGATAATTAATAAGCTTCATACCTGAAGTTGTAATC